TCGCATCCGCTGGGCGCTTGTATCTTTACAATGGTTCCACGCTGCAACAGGTGACTGATCCAGACTTGGGCACCGTGCTAGATGTGATTTGGATTGACGGTTATTTCATGACCACAGATGGTCAGTTTTTGGTGGTTACTGAATTGAATGATCCATTCGCCGTTGATCCGCTCAAATACGGATCGGCGGAAATTGACCCTGATCCCGTCAAGGGGCTGATCAAGTTTCGGAACGAGGTTTACGCGCTCAACCGGCATAGCATCGAAGTCTTTGACAATGTGGGCACGGCGGGCTTCCCGTTCCAGCGCAATGAGCGCGCGGTGATCCAGAAAGGCGTTGTCGGAACGCAAGCCTGTTGCATCATGGGCGATGCGATTGCTTTCCTTGGCGGCGCGCGAAACGAGGCGCCGGGCGTGTTTCTTGGCGTATCCGGCCAAGCGCAGAAAATTAGCACGCGCGAGATTGACACGATCTTGCAGGGTTACACGGAAGAACAACTTTCGGAGGTTATGCTTGAAACGCGCTTGGACCGCTCGCATCAATACCTTTACGTTCATCTGCCGGATCGGACGCTTGTCTATGATGCAGCGGCTACGGGCGCGCTGCAAAGCCAGGTTTGGTTTGCGCTGACATCCACGGTTGACGGCTTTGCACGGTATCAAGCGCAGGGCCTTGTCTGGTGCTACGGGCAATGGTTGTTTGGCGATCCGACTGCCGCGCGCTATGGCCGGCTTTCGGATGAGGTTTCGCACCATTTTGGGCAGAAGGTGCGGTGGGAGTTTTCGACGCCGATTGTCTATAACGCGGCGCGCGGCGCAGTGTTCCATGCAATGGAGCTTACATGCCTGACGGGCAATGTAGCCTTGGGCGCTGATCCTTACGTTACCACGTCGCATAGCTTCGATGGCCGGTCCTGGTCCGTCCCCAGGCGGGCGAGCGTGGGCAAAGTAGGTAACACCACAAAGCGCGTCCAATGGCGCCAGATGGGCTTTATGCAGGCTTGGCGGGCGCAACGCTTCCAGAGTGACAGTGACGCCCATGTGAGCATCGCGCGGCTTGAAGCCACGCTGGAACCGTTGGCAGTCTGATGGTCAATCCGCTTCCCCCTACCCGTGCGGAATTGGCGCAATTCCTGCCTGACCATGCGTCAATCCGGGCCTTCGAGCAGTTGTTTAAGGTTGCTGGCGAATTGACGCCTGCCGAGATTGAGCGGCTTGGGGTGCTGATCCAAGAGGCGGCTCTGCAAGCCGACAGCGCGGGCGCGCAGGCGGCGGCGGCAAATGGCGCGCTGGACCGCATTGCCGATAGCCTGGAGCTTCTGGCCTATGCGCCGCCGCGCTTGCCGGTGGTGCTTCCTGATGACGTTGCGCCTCCGATTGCGCCGCCCAAGCGGTCTCGGTTTGGTTCCTTCTATGACACCACAACCCAAACGGCGGCGGCGATCAATACCGCCTATGCGGTCACGTTTAACACAACCGATCTAAGCGAGGGCGTCTATCGTGGCAGCCCGACATCGCGCATCTATGTGGACGAGCCGGGCGTGTATAATTTCCAGTTTTCGGCGCAGCTTGACAAGACATCCGGCGGTGTCGGGATTTTCGATTTCTGGATTAGGGTGAACGGTGCTGACATTGCCAATTCTGCCGGGCGCGTGCGGATACAGGGCAACAATGCCGAATTGGTGACGGCTTGGAATTTCCTGACCCGCATGAAGGCGGGTGACTATTTTGAGCTGATGTGGGCGGTGGATGACATCAGTTGCCAGATTCCCGCATTCCCTGCCGCCGCTCCGCACCCCGGCATTCCATCGGTTATCCTGACCGTTTCAAACAATATCGGAGCCTGACCCATGGCCGTAACCGTTAAGAATATCATCCCGGCAAAGCAGGCCGAAAACACGCAAACCACGCAATACACCGCGACCGGGTGCCGCACAATTATTGACAAGTTCACCGTCACCAATACCAGCGCGTCCAATGTGGCCTTTTCGGTCAATCTGGTGGCGTCAGGCGGTTCGGCTGGGGTTGCCAATCTGGTGCTGGATGAAAAGAACATTGTGCCAGGCGAGACCTACCTTTGCCCGGAATTGGTGGGGCAAGTGCTGGAGCCGGGCGGGTTTATCAGCACATTGGCCGGGGCGGCTACCAGCCTGACTATTCGGGCAAGCGGGCGGGAAATCACTTGATTAACAGCCGCGTGATACGGTAAAGCTGGGGCGCTGAGTATGGCCGCCGGCAGCCGTCACGCAAGGAGATAAGCCTTGGACGGGTTGCACCTTCAAACGCATTTTCAGGCGATGGGACTGCCACAGGACGCGCAACGCTTCCTGTTGGTGGTCTATGAGGCTTGGCAAGTGTTTGATGATTTCGCGGATGGTGACGCGGTAAAGCGCGAGGATTTGAACGCCACGCTTTGGAACGTGTTTGTGGGATTGCCTTCAAACCCGTTCTATCAAGCGCACATGCCGGCGCTGATCCCGGCGCTTGGCACGGGCATTCTGAAATGGATGGCAGCGGATACGGCGGAACGCGCTGGTGTTGCTGATGAGGTGTCTTTCGTGTGGCGGGCGGGGTTCTATGACTTGGTTATGCTGGTGACGCAGCTTGCGCTTGGCGCAGCCGAGGCAATGCGCTTGGCGCCTTCCGTCATGAAGCTATACGGCGAGAAATTTGCCGATTATCGGAAGGAGTTTCCGCAATGACGCCGGCGGTTGCTGCAATTGCGGGCGGAACGCAAATTTTTGGCAGCATTCTTGGCGCCAATGCGTCCAGAAGAGCCGCTTCAACACAGGCGCGCGCGGCAGAAGCTGGCCAAGAAACGCAACGCCAGATGTTTGAGCAGACGCAAGAAATCTTGCGCCCCTATGTGGAAGCCGGGCAAGCGCAGCTTCCCACGCTTGGCGGATACGCTCAGGCCGGCCCGCAAGCGTTTGAACAACAGCTTGCTTTGGCTGGTCTGCGCGGCCCGCAAGCGCAGCAAGCGGCCATCGGACAAGTGCAAGCGCAACCGCGCTTTGGCGCCCTTATGCGGACTGGCGAGGAGGCTATTCTCGCCAACGCATCCGCGACGGGCGGCTTGCGCGGCGGTAATACGCAAAACGCGCTGGCGCGGTTCCGATCCGATTTGCTGGCAAATGAGATTGAACGCGAATATGCGCGCATGGGCGGCTTGACGGCTTTCGGGCAAGGCGTGTCGCAAAATCTAGCGCAGCTTGGGCAGGCTTCTGGCGTGAGTGGTGTCGCGGCAGGGCTGCAAACCGGGCAAGGCATTGCCAATCTGCAAGGCGCGGCGGGCGCGGCGCAGGCGGGCGGGATTTTGGGGCAAGCGGGCGCTTATGGGCAGGTGGCAAACCTTCCGATGCAGTTTCTCGGCATGGAGTATGGGTTGCGCCGTGCCGGGCAGCCGGGGTTTTTGTCTAGTTTGTTCAATTCTGGCCCGCCACCATTGGCGCCAACTCAGGTTTATGGTTCGGCGGGTGAAGTCGGGCCGTTTCCGCCACAATGAAGGCATAGCACAATGAGCGGACAACTCCCCCAAGTTCCGAATTACCTGCCCAATATCCAAAGCCCCTTCGCGGCGGCGGTGCAAGGCTTGCAGATTGGCCAGGCGTTTGGCGAGGCCGCAAGCGCAGAGCAACAGCGCGCCAGCCTACAGAGCGCTATGCAAGCGTTCCAGCGCAACCCGTCGCCACAAACGCTCACGCCATTGCTGACATCCTTGCCGCCACAGACTGCTGAGGTGTTGCGGAAGCATTGGGAGGGTATGGAAACCGGGCAGCGCGAAAGCAACATTGCTTTCGGCGGACAAGCCATGTCTGCCATTTTGGCCGGTCGCGCCGATCTTGCTGGCGACCTATTCATGCAACGCGCAACAGCCCTTGAAAATGCCGGGCGCGCTGATGAGGCAAAGTTCAATCGAGATATGGCCGAATTGGTGAAGGTCAATCCGCAATTCGCGCTTGCTTTTGGCGCGTCAACGTTTGGCGCCAGTGAGGGCGGCGAGCGGATGCTGAGGAACATTCTGGCGGCTACCAGGGAGCCGGTTGCGCAACGCGGCGCGGTTGCTGATGTGCAGCAAAAAGAAACGGAAGCAGCGGCAAAGGGCGCGCAAATTGCCGCCGATATTGCCGCAAAGCGCGCCACAACCGCAGCCACCATTTCTCAACTTCAGCGGGACGCACAATCCAATGGCGTGACCATTGATAGCAATTCAATGGGCCTTTTAAATACGTCAGTTCGAGAAGCAACCGAAGCAACATCTGATGCAAACCGCATGGCAAATGTGGCCCGAAGAATTGAAGATGGAATAAACACACAAGGCGCCCCAGCGGCGGCGCGTGCGGCGCTTGAAAGGTTTATGGGTTCGGGCGAATTTGTGAAGCTTCGCACTGAATACAACAATCTCCGAAACAATGCTCTCATTCGTCAACTTGGACCAATGACAGGCGCATCTTCTGACAAAGATGTTGCCTTGTTCATGTCCGGCTTTATTGATGAAAACGCTGCACCTGAAACGCTTGCATCATTCTTGCGGGGCATGGAAAAGGTGTCACGCGCTGATGCTGCAACGCGGCAGTCTCGCGCATCTTGGATTTCCAATTTTGGCAGCCTGCGGGACGCCACGCGCGAAACGTCAATTGGCGGTTTTGCAGTGCAACCAGGAAGCAGCTTTGTAGATTTTGAAAAAAACTACAGCCAATTTTTGCTTGGTTTTAACAGGCAAGGAACCGCGCAAGAGCCTTCCTACATGCGCTTTGCACCACGGGCGGGCCAATAATGTCAGAAACCCGCGAAGCCCCGCCGAACGATTTTCGCGATCCGTTTTGGCGTGACCTTATCGCCAGCACGGAGCAGCGCGTTGGCATTCCTGCCGGGTCTTTGCGCGCGGTGGTGGAATTTGGCGAAAGAACGCCCAATGACCGTGTTTCATCGGCGGGCGCGCGGACAGTGTTTCAGATTATCCCGCAAACCCGCAATGCCATATTGGAAAAACACGGGGTTGACGCTTACCTAAGCCCAGAAAATGCCGCAGAAGCGGCGGCGCTTTTGCTGCAAGAAAAGCTGCAACGAAACGGCGGAAATCTGGCCCAGGCTTTTGGCGAGTATCACGGCGGCACCAATCGGCGTAATTGGGGGCCGGTGACGCGATCTTACATCAATCGCACGATGGTTGGCTATAATCGCCTGTTGGCGGATCAAACCGCGCAACCCGCATCGCAGACTGAGGGTGCCCAGGGTACGGTAAATCTAATTGAGCAAAACGAGCGCGCATTGCAAAGCGCGCTACAGCCGCGCCCTGAAAGATTGCGCGCGGTGTATGAGGCATATCGCACCGGCCAAATGCCGCCAGAAGACGCGCAAGCGTTTGAAAATGACATTCGATCTGGCAAGATTACAATGGAGCGCGGCGCTACCTTTCTTGATGGCAGCCCGGCCATTTCGCAAAACGTGGCGCAAGCTTCGGGGACGCCGCGCGTTTTACCGCAAGAGGTCTTGGACGCTTACACGCAAGGCCGCATGACAGTAAACGAGCGAAAGCTTTTTGAGAGCCATGCCCGAGATGGTGTTATTCAGCTTCCAGAAGGCTTTCCGCTTGCTCGCACCGAAACAGAGGCACCGACGCGCCAATCATTGTTTGGTCGAAGGGGCGAAGTTTCCGGCCAAACCCCGCCCGCGCCAATGCCGGCAGTCCCCCCTCCTGCCCCAGGTATGGCGCAACAGCCCCAGGCCGCGCCGGGTGTTCCAGGGGCGCCCATGGAAGGGGTCACGCCACAAGCGCAACCTGTGCCGCCTCCGGCAGCCGCCCCAAGGACAGAAACCACGGCGGCGGGTTTGGCGGGCGCTGCTACGCGCGGCGCAGCGTTGCCGGCTGCGGGCGCGCTTGCGGGCGGGGCCTTGGCATTACCGACTGGCGTTGGGGTGCCTTTGGGCGCCGCAATGGGCGCCACGGCTGGCGCTTTGGCGCCAATTGTTGGCGATCCGGCGGTTGCTTTCATAAATCGCCAGTTTGGCACGAATTTCATGCAACCTTCGCAAGCCCTGAATGAATTGCTTGCCCGCGCCGGGGTCATGGCGCCAGCAACACCGACGGAGCGGGTGGTAGAATCGGCGGCTTCAACCGGCGCGGCGGGTGGCGCGCAAGTGGCCGCAATGGGCCAATTGGCTGCCCGAGCATTGGCACGTGATCCTAATTCAATTTTGGCTAGGGTCTATCAATCGCTTTCGACCGGACCACGCGCTCAGGTTGGCGCCGCAACGGGCGCCGGGGCCGGTGGTCAAACTGTTGCCGAGATGGGCTATGGCGAGCTTGGGCAGGCGGCTGGTTCGCTTATTGGAGGCTTAGGTGGGGCAGGCGCCGGGTCAATCCGTGTTGGCGCTCCCGCACGCATTGCGGCAGATGTGGCGGCGGCAGAGCGCGCCGGCGTGCCTGTTATGACAAGCGACGTTTCGCCGCCGAGAACCTTTATCTCCAATTGGTTGCGCCGTGTGGGGGAAGCCATCCCAATTACCGGAACGGGTGGCCCAAGGGCCGCGCAACAGCAAGCACGGGTTGAAGCCGTGCAAAACATCCTACGCCAGCATGGGGCCAGTGAGGCGGCGGATGCTATTGGGGATGTTTCCGCTTCTGTTTTGGCCAAGCGTGAAGCTCAATTGCAAAAATATGCTGGCGAAAAAATGTCGGTCATCAACGCTTCATCGCCAAATATTCCTGTTCCGGTCAATAGGACTGTTGCCGCCATTGATATTGAATTGGCGAAACCAGAAATGAATACTACCGTTTTGGCGCCGGTTCGACGCATTCTTGAAAATTGGCGGGACGATATACAAGGCCAGGGGCTTCCGGCGATTGAAACCTTGCGTTCTATTTTGGGGCAGGCATTCAAAAATGATGCTTTGGCAGATGTTCGGACTGCCGGGGAAAAGATCGTCACAAGCCTTTACGGTCCTTTGCGCGAAGATATGGGCGAGTTCATCCTGCAAAACCAAGGGCGCCCGGCATTTAACAAATTCAATGTCGCCATGGAGCGGTTGCGGGTTGGCGTCAAAGAGCTAGAAAACGATGCTCTTAAATCAATTCTTGATCGTGGCGAAGCAAGGCCAGAAAATGCGCTGCGCCTTCTTTTGTCGTCCAACAAATCAGATGTGCAGCTTCTTTACCGCAACTTGACACCAGCGGGCCAGCAGCGCGCCCGAGCCGCGATCCTGGAAGATGCGCTGGCAAAAAGCAGCACAGCGAAAGAAATAAACCCGACTCGGTTTGCCAATGAATTAGGCAAGCGCGGAACCTCCATAGGCGTGATGTTTAATGGCCGTGATCTTGAAGAAATCCAAGGTCTGATCCGCGTATTGAACATCACAAAACGCGCGCAAGAAAGCAGCGTTGTCACCTCAACCGGGCAGATGGGCGTTCCTTTCCTTGGAGGTGGCGCCATTGCAGGGCTTGGTGCTTCCATTGGTGGGACTGAAGGTGCCCTTGCAAGCCTTGGTGGCACCGCACTTGCTGGCCTTGCAGCGCGCGCCTATGAAAGCGCCCTTGGGCGAAACATTTTAACCCGCATTTCTCGCGCCCCGGCTGGCAGCGATATGGAAACGCGCCTGGTCAATCAATTCAACGCATCATTCCGCGATCAAGCGGCGGCAATGTCCAGAGAGGCATCACAATGACCGAGATCGTCACCCCCTTCGCGCAATTCTTTGACACAAGCGGCGCGCCCCTGAATAACGGGGCAATCTTCATCGGCACCGCGTATCTGGACGCGCAAAGCAATCCGATCCCGGTCTATTGGGATGATGCGCTTACCATTCCGGCATTGCAGCCCATCCGCACTTTGAACGGTTACGCGGTGTGGAACGGCGCCCCCGCGCGCATCTTCTGCAATGCTGACAATTTCAGCATGACTGTGCAAACCAGCACGGGCCGCACGGTTTGGGCGGTGCAAGATGCGACTTCGCGCGATTTAGAACTCCCCCCCGTCGAGGCGGCAAGCGTTTCATATCAATTCCCTGCAACTCTTACCGTTGTTCGGTCTGTTCAATCGGTCCTTCAGGAAGGCTTGAGCATTGGGGATTTTGACAATAGCCCTAACCTAAACAATGGCGTGTATGACGCCACGCTTGCCATGCAGCGACTAGCCGCCGAGTGCGCGGCGAATGGCTTTGTCGGCAAGCTGCCGGCAGGCAAGTTTTCAATATCTGAACCAGTTTTATTCGACGAACAAAGCACGGCGGTCGTTTCAGACCGACGCGGGTCATTACGCGGCGCGGGCATTACGCAAACGGAAATAAAAGCGCAGGCAAATGGCGTATATGCGGCGCTTAATTTTCTTGGTTCGGCAACATCTGGCGGGATTGGGCTCGGCATAAAGCCCGGAGGGTTTTTGTTGAGCGGCCCCGAAACTGATGTAGGCACAGGGTTGCAGCTTAACCAATACGCGTTCTGGTCTATGGATGAGATGTATATTAAGGGCTTTGATATTGGCATCAATGCAATTGATTGCCTTTCGGTCCAATTTGCCAACATTTTCATTCGCAATAATCGCCGGGGCTTGATTGCCGGCTATGAAAACTTCAGCCGCCCGAATGCTTGGACGCTTACGAATGTGGATTTTGGCCTAAATAAAGAATACGGGGCTTTTATTTCGGAACCCGCGTTGTTTTCAATTGATGGCGGCGCGGTGCAAGGTAACGGCATTGGCGGCGCGGGATTGTTTGGTTTTCGAGGTGGGATTCTTGTGTCAAATTCTGGCACGGAAGGCGCCATTGGCGTCAATATGCGAAACCTGTATTTCGAAGCAAACGCTGGCGATGCTGATATTAGCATTACAGGAAACCAACAGATCGCAGTCCATAATTTCGACGGCTGCAATTTCATGAAGCTTAATAGCGGGAATTTCGTCACCAATAATGTGCGGGTGGAGGTTTACAGCCCTGCCATAAATACGATCAATTTTAGCGGTTGCGGTTTTGAACATGCCGGCAGCTATTTGCCATCTGCCGCGCGCCCCTATGTGAATGTCTTGGCCATCAATGGCACGGTGAATGACCTGGGCGGCAATTATTTTCAATCAGACCTTGAATATGTGGATTTGGTGAAGTTTGGCATAGGTTCTCGGTCTGGTGCCATCCCGGCCAGTGGAACAGGCGCAACGCTCCCGCGTGGTTGGTCGGCAGCCAAAACCGCGACAGGCACTTACCAAGTCACGCATAACCTTGGCATTGCCGCCGATGCATATAGAGTGTCAGCTATTTCTACTGACGCAAACCCTAATGTTGTTCAAAGAGTTTTTAAGGGCACGAATGTTTTCACTGTTATCACAACAAATGTCGCTGGCGCGGCAACTGATTGCGCCTGTGACTTCATTTTGAATAGGTGAGGGCCGCATGGCACCAATTGACCCCCGCGATTTCGGAAAGCTAGAGGCTGAGGTTGCGATCTTGCGCGATCAAGTTTCCGCCATGGCGCAAGATATGAAATCACTATTGGCCTTGGTGGAGCGTGGCAAAGGCGGGTGGCGCGTAATTATCGCCGCGTCAGGCATGACCAGCTTTATGACCATGCTTGCAATCAAATTCCTGCCTTTCTGGCCATTCAAATGAAGCTGGATGAAATGGCCATCACAATGGCGCTGGCCGCAGGCGGCGCTTGGATAGGCACCATTGCTCGCCAGCTTCGGAATGAGCGGCGCCGGCCATCTTGGAAAATGGCGCTTCTGGAATTGCCAGGCGTGCTTGTGTGCGGCCTTGGTGCGGGCGGCTTGGTGGTGGCGATGGGGTTTGAGAACCCCCTGACCATTGCCGGGGCTGGCGCGGTTGCCGGGCATATCGGCGCGCAAGCTTTCGTGCAAATCTTGGTGGCGCTTGTAAAAAAGAAAGGTTGACCATGCCTATTCCCGCAATTGTAACCGCCCTGTTGCCGGCGCTTGGGACGCTTGTGGATCGCCTTATTCCTGACCGCGCGGCGGCTGAAAAAGCCAAGGCGGAAATGGAAGCCGAGCTAATCAGAGCGAGCAATGAGGCCGCGCTGGCGCAGGTCGAGGTGAACAAGATCGAGGCCGCGCATTCCAGCGTATTCGTTGCCGGATGGCGCCCGGCGATTGGTTGGGTTTGCGCGGCTGCCATGGCGCTTTATTACATCCCGATGGCCTTGGTAGGGACCGGCTTATGGGCATGGGCTTGCATCCAAGCCGGGGCTATCGTTCCGCGCCCGGAAATGGGCATTGTTGAAATCATCGGCTTGGTGACGTCTTTGCTTGGCATGGGCACTCTCCGCACCACTGAAAAACTGAACGGGGTAGCGCGGCAGTGACCCTTTCCGCCCGCTGTGAATTGCGCCTGGCTGGGGTGCATCCTGACCTGGTTCGGGTGGTGCGGCGTGCGGCGGAAGGCGGCGCGCTGTTCCGGGTGACGGAAGGCTTGCGAACGCCTGAGCGGCAGGCCGAGCTTGTCGCCAAGGGCGCATCGCAGACGATGAACAGCCGCCACCTGACCGGGCACGCGGTGGATCTGGCGCCGCTTGTGGATGGCGAAGTGTCATGGGATTGGAAGCACTTTTACCCGATGGCTGACGCTGTAGCCGCTGCGGCGCGCGCCGAAGGCGTTCCGCTTATCTGGGGCGGCGCCTGGGGCCGGACGGTGCAAGACTGGCCCAAGGGCGGCGCAGAAGCGGCTAAGGACGCCTATGTGGCGGAACGGCGCGCGGCGGGGCGCAGGCCGTTCCTTGATGGGCCGCACTTTGAATTGCCGGCGGGGCTTTATCCGTAGCGAGTGGTGGGGTTAGTCATTGGCTTCACCCTGCATGGAACGACGCGCAGATGACGCCAATCTCGGTGCCGGGCACGGCATCGCCAATCAGACGCGCCGTGACAAGATGGGGACTGTCG